TTTGTCAATAAATACTTGACTATAGTTAATATATCATTTAACAGTAGTTAATCAATAGTAAATTAGTGAAAAAGGAAAATAACTATGACAAGCATAATAGCTACAAGTGGTAGTGATACACCTCGTTATCCAAGCGTGTCCGCAGGTGTTCACAAGGCCAGATGTATTAAGGTCATTGATCTTGGTACACAAAAAAATGACTATCAAGGACAGATAAGTTGGAAAAGAACTGTACTATTAATCTGGGAAATACCAGAGGAATTAGACGGTGAAGGTAAAGCTATGACTATCAGTAAGTTTTACAATCTATCTTTGCATGAGAAATCTACATTAAGCCATGATCTAACATCTTGGCGTGGTAGAGCATTCACAGAAACAGAGAAACAATCTTTTGATGTTTCTAAATTATGTGGTGTGCCATGTACATTAAACGTAATAGAAAAAAATGGTAAGGCCAGAATATCATCTGTCATGCCATTGGCTAAAGGTGATAAAGTTGCTGAACAAGTTTATCCATCTGTTATGTTTAGCATTACAGACTTTCAAGAAGGTAAGAAGGAAGTCTTTAATCAACTATCAGAAGGCATACGTAATATGATATTAAGATCAAGAGAACTACAGGATATGAACCAAGATCTAGGTGATGGTGGTAATGGTAGTGATCTTAATGTTGGTGATGAAGCTATACCATTTTAATGGAATTCACTAACGTATCAAATTTACCCAAAGTTATTGAACGGGCAGTAGCCAATGATCCTTACGATAGTAGTGGGTCAGATATATCTACTACCCGTTTGATAGCGCCACCTAGAATTAGGGTATTAGAAAAAAATAACTTTGATCTAATTAAAGAAGATGTATCTGATCGTATCTTTTCTTTGTTAGGTCAATCAGTACATCACATCATTGAACGTGCTAAACAAAAAACTGATATAGCTGAACGTAGATTATTCTATAAAGATGATGCTATAACAAATGGTTGGACACTATCTGGTGCATTTGATTTACTTACAAGGCAAGGTAATTTAATTGATTTCAAAGTTACATCTGCTTGGTCTGCTCTTGACGCTGTTACCAATGGTAAAGATGAATGGGAACAACAATTAAATGTTCTTGATTTCTTATGTCGTAAAAAACAAAAAGAACTAATACGATATAAAAAAGAAATTAAAGTTAAATCATTATCTATCATGGCTATCTTACGTGATTGGTCAAAGATGAGAGTTATGCAATCAGATAACTATCCACGTAAACAAGTTGTGATGATACCTATACGTAGATGGACAGAAGAAGAACAAGAAAACTATGTTCGTACTCGTATCAAACTTCATCAAGATGCTGAACAAACAAATCAACTCCCTTTATGTACAGCTAAAGAAAGATGGCGTAAAGAAGACACCTATGCTGTTATGAAAGACGGTAGAAAAACTGCATGGCGTGTCTTCAATACGAAAGATGAAGCCTCACAATTTCTTTTAAGTCAAAAGATGATTGAAGGTAAAGGATGCAGTATTGTATTCCGTAAAGGTGAAGATGTTAGATGCCAACACTATTGCAGAGTTAATGAATTCTGTAGTCACTTTATGAATGTAACTTTCTAATGTGTAAAAAAGATAAAATAGTCAGACCGTTTGTAATTACTAAAGATCCAATGATACAAGATCTATTGCGTAAGTTTTCTAAACGGTCTGATAAAGGTATATCTGATTATAAAGTTACTATGGTACAAGCTACAAAACCTATTACTCAATGGATTGAAGATGCCCAAGAAGAACTTTGGGATGGTATTGTTTATCTAGAAAAAATCAAATCACTCTTAACAAAAGTAAATAAAAAATAACATTTATATTAAATCATATTGTGGTAAAATGCATTATGATTGATAAATTTTTATATAATTTTTTTAGTAAAATTGATGCATTCTTTTCATTTATTGAAACGTATGCTGTTAAACTAACTTCTTGGTTATGGGGAATAAGAGTTAAATTGTTGAGAAGAAAGAGAAAGAAATGAACTTTAAATGGGATTTAAAAAAACAAATTGATGAAAAAAGAAAAGAAACATCAGCGAAAGCACAACTTCGTAAAAGAAGTATGGATAGTATCGCAAGGCCTAAAGCTACTAAAAACATTACATCTAAAGATCCAAGACTACAAGGGATATAGCTATGAAAATATCCGACAATACTTCCGTTGCTTTACCAATAAGAAATTTAGTTGCGATTGTCGGGGCAGTAGCCGTAGGTGTTTGGGCTTATTTTGGCATTATTGAAAGAATAAATTTATTAGAAACAGCAGATAAATTACAACAACAAGATCTATTAGAAGCATCAGCACAAAAACCTATTGACCAAGAACAGTTTATGTTGATTGAATATATGTCTGGTCAACTAGAAAAACATCAAAAGTTATTAGACCAAAACATACACACAGGTGTAATGTTAGAACAATTTGAAAAAGAAATAGATAAACTTAAAAAAGACGTAGAGAAACTTAAAGATCAAACTAGAGATATTAAATTTAGTAATGGCAATGGAGGGCATTAATGTATCAATTAGTTTTTGCTCTTTGTTTATTTATAAATGGTGAACTTATTGAACACAGAATACAAGACAACTTATCTACTTGTCTTAAAATGAAACGTGAAGCTGAAAGAAATATGGAAATGAATAACAAGCAGTTTATGTGCGGTCAAGTAGAGGCAGAATTAGATACAAACGTAGATGGTAGTAAATCTATTAAAAAGATAGTGAAAGCAAAATAATGATAAACGCAGGAACACTACAGGAGGCTGACTATAATGACCAACATGATGAGGAACAGTCTATTAGATCGGATCTTGGTAAAGGTTTATCAGATGATTGGCTACCGTGCTTCAATAATAGGGAACTGGGCGTGGAGGAAACAAGTACATATAAAATACTACAAGAACAAGAATAATGGGTAAGTTTTTATTAATAATGCAGATATGCCAAGCCTCAATAGGCGTCTGTACAGGCCCAATAACTGATAATTTACACTACAAATCATACAAAGAATGTGCTATAACAGGCTATAGAAAGAGTTATAATATTATGAATGAATTAAAAACAGAAGATCTAGACAAGTTTAGAACTGTTATAAGTTTCTATTGTAAAGAGGTTAGTGATGCCTAGAAGAAAAGTACATAAAAGAACTGCATCAATCTCTCATAATATGATAGCGTATAAGCTAGATGAAATTAAAGAAATCGTAAATAAAAATTCCAAAGATATTGAAGTCTTAAAAAAACAAATGGCTATGGGTACAGGTGGTATCAAAGCTGTGTTTGTTGTTGGTGCATTAGTTGGTATAATATTTACAATAATAAAGAATTTAAAATTCTGGGGATAATATGGCATGGATAAATTTACTTGGAATGGCAATCAAAACGGGGGCAAAAGTATATGCTAACAATCAAAGAACGAAAGAAGCTATCTCGGATGCAAAACTACAAACTGCAATTCGTATGGCTAAAGGTGAAATTGAGTATAAAGGTACTGTTCTTGAAAATCAAAAATCTGATTGGAAAGACGAACTAATTTTAATAATCTTGTGTTTACCCATAGTAATGTTGGGATTTGCAGTATGGTCTGATGATCCTGCACACATGGAAAAGATGAAATTATTTTTTGAATACTTTTCTGATCTTCCATTTTGGTATCAGACTATATTCGTGGGTGTCATAGCAAGTGTCTATGGTCTTAAAGCAACAGATCTAATCAAAAGGAAATAATATGAAAGATGGTTATCATAAAACAAAGTCGGGTAAGGTAGCTAAAAAAGGTTTATATTACTACATGAATAGAGCCAAGAAAAAAGGTACATCTAACCCTAAATCTAAATCTACAGTTGACCCTAAACAATACGCTAAAGCAAAAGCAGGGTTTCCTAAATTTGGTATGGCATAATGGGTTACAGTAAAGAACACAAGAACCCTAGCGGTGGTCTTAACCAAAAAGGTAGAGATTACTTTAATCGTACTGAAGGATCTAATTTAAAACCACCTTTATCGTCTGGTAAGAATGGCCGTAGGATATCGTTTGCGGCCCGTTTCGGGGGCATGGATGGCCCTTTAACTGATAATAAGGGTAAACCTACCAGATTAAAACTAGCGCTTAAAAAATGGGGTTTTAACAGCAAAGAAGAAGCTAAAGCATTTGCTAATAAGAACAAAGCATAATGTACGAAGAACTTAAAAAGCGTATAAAAGAACACGAAGGCTTTAGAGATACTGTATATAAAGATAGTCTTGGTTTTGCCACAATCGGATATGGCCATTTAGTTACTCCAGAAGATCATTACAAACCAGACATTAAATATCCAAGAGAAGAACTAGATGCACAGTTTGAGGCAGACTTTCAAACAGCTAAAAACAATGCAGATATATTGATACTACATGACAATAGTATAACTGATATACATGACCAAGCTAAATGTGTCATAATTGAGATGGTGTTCCAACTAGGTATTGGTGGTGTATCCAAGTTTAAAAAGATGTGGGAAGCATTAAAGAAAAAAGATTATGGTGAAGCATCATTTCAAATGATGGATAGTCGTTGGGCTAATCAAACTCCACTCCGAGCAAAGAAACTTGCAGAAGTAATGAGGTCTTGCAAAGAATAAAAATTCCTGTATAAATTGTATGTGCTTATACTTGAAGATATAATCGTTGATGAAGAAAATAATATTGTCAAGGATGTGCATATTGAAAATGGGAAAGTAACTTTTGTAGATCCCAAAGAAAAAATAAAAAACCTAGAGGAGTACATAGACGGCTCACCTGCTGTAATATATGACCCACAAAAGAATATTAGTTATTAGTGACTTACATATACCGTACCATCATAAAGACGCTTTTGAATTTCTACGTGAGATTAAAAAAGAATATAAGCCAGACTTGGTGGTTAATATCGGTGATCTACTTGATTTCCACGCTATATCTATGCATTCTCACGATCCAGACTTATACTCTGCTGGTCATGAATTAAAAGTAGCTAGAAAATACGTTAAAGAATTAGAAAGTATATTCCCTAAAATGATTGAAGTAGAAAGCAATCATAGTAGTTTAGTATATAGACGTGCATTAAAGTATGG